ATTATGGCTACAAAGAATTTTGTTAGAAAGATTTGGGAAACTCGCCTTGTAGAGGCTTTTAAAAATGTTTCCGTACTTGATTTGATTACTACTGCCCCTACTGAAATGACCGGTTCAAGCATTGTATTTAACCGTGTTGATGGCGGTGATATTAAGGATTATGAAGGCTCTATTGAATGGGGCGATGTTGATACTACACCTGTTGAAATGACTTTTGAATTTAAGAAGTATTTCGCTGATAAGGTTAAGGACGTTGACAAGGCACAGACTAATATTGCCGTTGTTGATGAGTTTGCAGTTGCACAGGCTAACAAGGTTGGTGCTGCCGCTGATGCTTATGCTTATGCAAAGTATGCTGCTGGTGCTGGTACAAAGTTGACCGCTGTGACCGCTGCTACTCCCGAGGCTATCTATGATGCTATTGTTGATTTGGGTGTTGCTCTCGGTAAGAAGAATGTACCTGTTGCAAACCGCTATGTTGTGATTGATTGGGATGCTCTGGGTCTCCTCCAGAAGGATAAGAGATTTACTCATAATCCCGATGTGCTTGCAAATGGTATTGTGAACGGTCAGAAGATTAACGGTATGACTATCATTGTTTCCGCTAATGCTCCCGTACATACTCTTGTTGCACTTTACAAGGGTGCTGTTGGTTTTGGTAAGCAGATTGACGAACTCGAAGCAATGCGCCTTCAGAGTGATTTTGCTGACGGTGTGCGTGGTTTGACTGTCGGCGGTGCTGCCGTGCTTAATGATGCCGGTGTTGCTACTGTTGAGTATACCATTGAGTAATTAAAAATTGAATAATCGGGGGATGGTGTAACAGCCATTCCCCATTTTTAAAATATGAATAGAAAGGATTGCAACAAATGATTGAAACATTAAAAACAAAATATGCAAATGAAATTGAATACTTGCAATCTGTATTTAATGATTTGGGTATTACTGCTAATGAATCAATCCTTGTAGTTAAGATTGATAACGCATATACGGCAATCCGAAACTATTTGAGATTGGATAAAACAGCGGATGTATCAGAATATTTTACCGCCGCTTGTGAGTTAGCAACCAGTTATTACAATAATGCAATGCGTGATTTAAAGAAATTATCAGGTGAAAAAATCATTGTGCAGCAATCACAAGGTTCAGTGTCAAATACTTTTGAATCAAGTAAACAGACCTTTGATGCAAATGGTTTAACCGATGCCGTAAAAGCAATGTTACCTTATCCACCTGTAAGGGTGTTTTAATGGGGTGTTGCTATGGTTTTGATTATTGATAATGAAATTACGCTAAATATTGATACTGCCGGTGAAATGGTCAAGGGCGTTTATAAAGAGGGCGAACCAACACAAAAGCGCATTGAATGCAATGTGCAGCCTTCCAGCCGTGAAAAGACCTACGGCGAATATGGTTATTATATTGATGCTCAATATTCCGTTTATTGCTATGTTGATACAGACATTAAAGAGGGTTTAACCGTCACCTACAAGGGCAATGAATACGAAATTATTAAACTTGTGGATTGGTCAGATTATTATATTTTGTACCTGAAGGCGGTGTTGTAATTATGGCTACTAATGGTTGGAAAGATGCAACGGATAGAATTTTAGCCGCTGCCGAAAGAGGTATGAAAAAGGCGGTTATTGCTTTTGAAGCAGATACAAAGGCTTTAACCCACGTTGATACCGGACATTTGCGCCGTAGTTGGACTCACGACGTTGTAAAGACCGGTGATGACATTATCGGTAAAGTTGGTACTAATGTTCCCTATGCAAAGTATGAGGATAAATACCACGGTAACGTATCAACCGCATTAAATGATAACTATGATAATTATATGAAAATTATTGCTAATGAGATTAGCAAAGGTTAAAGGAGGGATAGCGAACAATGGATTTTGATTGTGTCCGTCAATATTTGGTTGATTCGGGAATTGTCCCGAAATGCACTAATAAGAAAGACCATCGAAAAAAGTATGATGCTATCTTTCTTTTAGATAAGCCGGAAGAAATCGAAGCCGATACATTTTTATGTTATAGGTGGAGACTTGACGAAGGCGGGATTGTTAAGAAATACCGCTTTGAAATTGATGTTTATTCAAAGGACATTACAACCGGCGAAGAATTGAAAAACAAAATTAAAGATTGTTTAGATTTTAGATACCGTCCCATTGAAATTGATGAATTTGTTAAATTCTCTCTTTCTGATGAGGATGGTTTTTCATATATGGATGCTTTGGAAGTTTACAAAGATACTTTGTATTTCAAGTGCAATTCACTTTTATAAATAAAAAATTATAGAAAGGAAGAATAAAACCTATGATGAAGTTTTTGAAACTCGGTAAAGGTCCGGTAGGCGTTGGTTGTGGTCATTTGTATGCTATGCCCGTAAAGGATTTTAAGGTTGGTGAAACCACATACACACAGATGGCAGAAATCGGCTATATTGCAGAGGACGGCGCAACCTTCCGCAGAACTGGCGAAAGTACCCCTATTACCTCTGCCAGCGATGGTCAGATTGCTACTTTCGTTTCCGGCTATGAGACCGAATTTGAAACAAGCACTATTGCTTTAACGAAGGAAAATATGACCCTTTATACCTCTGGTTCAGAGGTTGTCGATAATGAGGACGGTACATATACTATTTACGGCTGTGAAGATGATGCACCCGCAAATCTTGCGTTGTGTTTCCGTGGCGAAAACAACGGTATCAAGTTTGAATTGTATATGCCTAATGCAACTTGGAATCCCGATTTGGAAATGGTATTTGATGCCGAAAATCCTATTGCATTGAATATGACTTTCTCTTGCTCTAATACTACTTTGGGCAATGGTAAGCAGGGTTCTTATTACATTGTTACAAATCTGGGCGCAGAGGATGCCGCAGAGTAATTTAAAATTGAATATATAATAATGGCGGGATGGTTTTTGCAATCATCCCCCATTTATTTTTATAAAATTGGTTTGCAAACTAATTTTAATACTTTGAAATATATATAAGTCGGTGAGGAGGCTTTAAAGAAATGTCTTATAATAATGGTAAGAGATATAACGGCGGGTATAACCGTAATTATAACGGTAACAGAAATAATAATGGATATAGATATAATGGTAATGGTTATAACAAGAGATATGATAATAGACCCGCTAACGATTATGTGAATAGTGATAGACAATATAGCGATGTACTGGATTTTACAAAGAATAGAAAAAAGCCTATTTTGATTGTTGATATGAATGGTAATAGATATGAAATTTCCGGTAATTTTACCTCTGAATTTTTGGCGGCTATGTCCCGTGTTGCTAATAAGTATTTAGAATATCAAAAGGTATTGAAATCTAAAAACCCTGACCCCGCTATTTATGGTGAATTGTTTGACCTTATGAAAGATTGGTGTTTAATGCTTATCAATATGAATACAAGCGGTGAAACATACACTATGGCTAATATTAACGCTGGTTTTAATGATTATGATGTATTGGTGGCGGTTTTTGCTTTTATCAATGATAGAATCAAAACAACCAATATTAAATTGGATAATGACCAGAACGGGTAAGGGATAATGAAAAACATTGATTCTATTGTTTTTCTCTCTTGCAACAAAGATTTTAAAATTGATATGAAGAATGGGAGCAACCGCACGTTTTCGGTTGCTCTCAATTTTTCGACTGAATTATTTTATAAAATTTTCTCTTTATTTGGTGCAGCGGGAGAAAAAGAAATAAGCGATATTGAGCAAGTAAACACAGTAAATTGTATTTTTGCGGAATTGGTTAATTATCCGGTTGAATGGGTGGTTGAAAATGTTTCCCCAGACGGTCAAGTTAAATTGATTGAATCCGTTTTTCAATCTATAAATGATTTGTTTGAAAAAGATTTTTTACAGTTACCAGATATTAAACCAGAGCAAGAAAAGCCAAATAGCAAAAATAAAGAGGCTAAAAAGCGATACGACAAACAAAGGAAAATTGAACGGTTAGAAAAACAGGTAAGAAAAAAAGATAGTGTTTATTTGATGAATGATATAGCCGTTGTTATGACAAAGACCAATAACACATATTCCGAAATAATGAATATGCCGATTTTGGTTTTTAGAGATTTAGTAAGAACGATTACTTTTAATGAGTTGATGAGCGATACAGATTATAAATTAGCGTATTTTGAAGATAGGGCAAGTAAATTACAAAAGGATTTGAATAGTGGAAATAAGGATAATAAAGAGACTATTAAAAAGCCTTCAGCACCGAAAAAAACAGGTGCTAATTTAATGGATTTGCTTATTGAAACTTAATCTATAAAACATAGCACCTCCGAAAAGGAAGGTGTTTTATTATGGCTCAAAAGGTAGCCGAATATGAAGCCATACTATCACTTAATACAAGTGACTTTAAAAAGGGTATGGAAGATGCCGAAAGTTCCTTCGGCTCATTTTCAAGCAAAATGGCAAGTGTCGGAAAGGGTATTGCCGTTGGCTTGACCGCTGCATTAACCGCAGCAAGTGCAGCGATTGTAAAAATCGGTAAAGACTCTATCGCAGCCTATGCAGAATATGAACAGTTGGTAGGCGGTGTAGAAACCTTATTTAAGGATTCATCCGATACAGTTATTAAGAACGCTGCAAACGCCTATAAAACCGCTGGTATGTCAGCCAATGAATATATGGCTACTGTCACAAGTTTTAGTGCAAGCCTTTTACAATCATTGGGCGGTGATACCGTTGAAGCGGCAAAGAAGGCAGATATGGCGATTGTCGATATGTCCGATAACGCTAATAAAATGGGAACTGCGATTGAATCAATCCAGAATGCCTATCAAGGTTTTGCAAAACAAAACTATACTATGCTGGATAACCTTAAATTAGGTTACGGCGGTACAAAAGAAGAAATGCAAAGATTGCTTGCAGATGCACAAGCGATTTCCGGCATTGAATACGATATTTCCAGTTATGCGGATGTTGTGGATGCAATCCACGTAATTCAAACAGAAATGGGAATTACAGGAACAACCGCAAAAGAAGCAAGCACAACTATTCAAGGTTCTATTTCGTCTATGAAGGCGGCGTGGACTAACCTTTTAACGGGTATGACCGATGAAACACAGGATTTTGATGCTTTAATGCAAAATTTCTTTGATTCTGTGGTTACAGTTGGTGAAAACCTTATTCCCCGAATTTCTGTTGTTTTAAATGGCATTACAAGCCTTGTAACAACACTTGCGCCACAACTTGTGGCAATGATACCCCAATTATTAAACCAGTTGTTACCGGCTCTTGTGTCCGGTGCTGTGTCTTTGGTTAATGCGGTGGTTGCTGCTTTGCCGGGTATTATTTCGGCTCTGATGGCTGCATTGCCTACATTGATTCAGGGCATTACACAACTTATTCAAGGTATTTTAGCGGTACTGCCTACATTGCTTTTAACCATAGTTGATACTGTGGTTGCATTGCTCCCGCTTTTGGTACAGGCTATTTGCGATATGATTCCATCTTTGGTTGAAACCGTCTTATTGATTGTTGATGCCATTGTTGCAAGTGTGCCGGTACTCATTCAAGCATTGTTAGATTGTTTACCACAATTATTAGAATGCGTATTGCAGATGGTAGAAAGCCTTATTCAAGGTTTATTAGGTGCGATTCCGAATATTATCGCAGCATTGCCCCAGATTATCATTAGTATCATCGAATTTCTGTTATCAGCCATTCCGCAAATTATTGAATGCGGAATTAACTTGATTACAAGTCTGGTAGGCGCATTGCCCCAGATAATTCAAGCAATCGTGTCTGCCATTCCTGCTATCATCAATGGTATAATCAATGCACTTTTGAGCGCAATACCACAAATCATTCAAGCGGGTATCAATCTGTTAATTTCTTTAATTCAGGCATTACCACAAATAATTTCGACCGTCGTGACAGCCATTCCGGAAATTGTAAGCGGTTTAGTTAATGCGATTGCAAATAACATCCCCGCTATCATTCAAGCCGGTGTTGAATTGCTTGTTTCTCTGGTTCAGAATCTTCCAACTATTATAAAAGAGGTAATCAAGGCGATTCCGGCTATTGTCACCTCCCTTGTTAAAGCCATTGGCGAAGGTGTACCGAAAATTGTTGATGCTGGTTTGAACCTTGTGAAAGGTTTGTTTAATGGTATTTCTAATGCTGTTAGTTGGCTTTACGGAAAATTAAAAGGCTGGGTATCAAGTGTTTTAAGTTATATTAAAGGCTTGTTTGGTATTCACTCACCTTCAAAGGAAACCGCCGTATTCGGTAAGTACGTTGCACAGGGTTTGGGCGTTGGCATTGAAGATAATGCAGATGCAGCCAATAAAGCAAGTAAAAAGTTATCTGATAATGTATTGGGTACTTTTGAAAATATGGCTGATGAAATTACCGATATTGAAAATGGTATTTTCGATGATAAGACCATTGAAAGCGGTTTGTCCGTTGCTCGTGAAGATAGCATTAAATCAAGTGTTGATGTAAATGACGTTAGTTTAATTAGCGGTTTTGCATCTCTGATTGATAAGATGATTGAACGCAATGCAGCAATGTTTGATAAATTGACGGATGCCGTTTCTATCGGCTCTAACAATGGTATTTCCACAAGTAATAAGACCGTTAATATTTATATGGGTGATAATAATTTGTCCGGCGTTATGGAAAAGGGCGCAGCAGAACAAATTGACAAAATGCAAAATGAAAAGATTGATTGGTTGATTAACACGGCTAAACCCTTATTTACTGTATAAGGAGGCAAATTATGAAATTGACGGAAACACAAAGACAATTTGCCGAAATGGTTAAAAATTATGCTGCTAATAGAGATGCATATACATATAGTGCAACTATGAAGCAAGCACAACAGGACAAAGAATTTGAAAACTTTGTTGTTGATATGACTATTGGTAGAGTGCGTGGCGGCTCTGCCCTTGCAAAGAAGAAATATAAATTCGATTATAAAAGAAAGGATGTGTAAACAATGAAAGATTTCTTTTACGATAATCAATATTTATCTGATTATGGTTTTATCATTGGTTATATAACATCCTCAAACAAGGGTAAAAGCGTTACAGAGGGTGTAAAACTGACCTTTAATAAAATGCTTAAAAATAGTGGTAAGTTACATACATTAGCAAGTGTCAAGTATGATACTTGCTATACTACCACTTTTGAAATCTGCAAGAATCCCCAAATTTACAAAGGTAAAGAAATGGTTATTACCTCTGATGAATTCCGTGATATTATGCGGTGGTTAAATCGTAGGGAATATTTACCCTTTTACTTTGTACCGGATAGCGGGGACGATACAGAAAAATATTATAATGCAAGTTTTAACCTGCAAAAAATTTATGTTGGTAAAAATCTAATTGGAATTAGTCTGACGATGGAAACAGATTCACCGGTTGGATATGGTCAGACCCAAACATATAGATACACGGTAACAGACCAAAAGAAAGAATTTCTATTATCTGATGTTTCCGATGAAATCGGTTGTATTTACCCAGATTTAAAGATTGTTATTGACCGTCCGGGAGATTTAACAATCAGTAATACCACATTCAACACAACCACAATTATTAAAAATTGCAAGGTGGATGAGACTATTACAATTAAGGGCGATACACAAATTATTGAAACCGATTCAGACGAACACAAGCAGACATTGACAAAGGATTTTAATTTTGAGTTTTTACAGATTGGAAACACAATTAAAAGCCGTCAAAATAGAATTACTTTTTCTTTGCCGTGCAAGGTGGAATTAACATATACACCTTCAATTAAATAACAATACTTTTAAAGGGGTATGCTCGATTCCGGGCATACTCCCTTTTTATCATAATAGGAGAGATTTATAAAGATATGGAAACTAACGGAAAATTTAATATTCCCATTTGGGAAAAATACATTTTAAATATTGAAGAAGCAGCCGAATATTTTAAAATCGGCGTTCATAAATTACGCAATCTTGCGAATGATTTCCCGGATGCTGACTGGGTTCTATGGAATGGAAATAGAGCGCAGATTAAAAGAAAACTGTTTGAAAACTACATTGACAAACTTAATTATATTTGATTTCGTTTATAATTTTAAAAAATAATTTAGAAAAACACTGAAAACTACTTGTAAAAGAGAAACATCTATGCTATAATACTAATGCTTGATGTGGCTCTTTTCGTGGTTCATTGGTCTTAAAGGAGGACTAATTGAAATGAGTGAAAAGAGAAAAGACAACAAAGGGCGTATTTTACGGGATAATGAATTCCAGAAAAAAGATGGGAGGTATGAATACCGATATTACGACCATCAAGGCAATTTAAAAAGCGTGTATTCTTGGCGATTGGTTGAGACTGACAAAACCCCAGCCGGAAAAAGGCAAACCGAATGTTTAAGAGAGTTAGCAAAGAAAGTCAAGCGGGATTTGGAAGATGGAATTATTGTAAAGCCTAAATTAACACTTGATGATTACTGGACTGATAACATTGAATTAAGGGTTTTGAAGCAATCCACACGAACCAACTATAAATATATGTATAAGAAGTACATACAACCACAGTTTGGAAACGTGCCAATTAAGAATATTAAATACACCGATATTAAACGCTTTTTAAAGGGGCTTTTGCGGGATGGGTTCAAGCCGAATAGCGTTGAAATTATCTATACCATTTTGCACCCTGTTTTTCAAGATGCGGTTAGAGATGACATTATAAGGAAAAATCCTTCAGATGGAGTTATGACCGAAATTAAAAGGGGCGAAAATTGGGAAAGAGAAAAGAAACACGCTTTAACAGAGGATGAGCAAGCAGCATTTATAAACTTTCTTTCTACTTCTGAAACCTTTAATCATTGGTTGCCCTTATTTACTTGTTTATTGGGTACTGGTTGCCGAATCGGTGAAATGCTGGGTTTATGCTGGAATGATTGTGATTTTCAAAATGGCATTATCAATATCAATCACAATTTGATTTATAGGCAGCAGGAACACGGAAAAATGGAATACCATATAACCACACCGAAAACAAGCGCAGGTACAAGAGTTATACCAATGTTTAATGAAGTAAGAAAAGCACTGATGCAAGAGAGATTAAGACAAATGCAAACCGGCTCTTTCTGTAAGACCTCTATTGACGGTTACACGGGCTTTGTGTTCACTAATAGATATGGTGAAGTATTTAACCCCCATAATGTTAATAGGGCGATAGAACGCATTACAAAGGACTATAACGCAAAAGAAACAGAACTTGCAAAGGAAGAAAAACGCCAGCCGTTTTTATTGCCTCACTTTACAGCACATATTTTAAGACATACATTTTGCACCCGTTTTTGTGAAAATGAAACAGACCTTAAATTGATTCAAGAAATTATGGGTCACGCAGATATTACCACAACGATGGATGTTTATAATGAATCTAATACGGCTCGTAAACAAGCAAGTTTTGAAAGACTTGAAGGAATTATTAAAATCGGTTGA